CTATAGCTTTTGCTATGAATATTAGTTTCGAACATCGACCAAATAGATACTAACGATTCTAATTCTGGAATACTAACTACCGGACTAAAGATCTGCACAGGTGCCCTTCCCTGGATACTATCTAATGCTGTTTGACGTAATAAATTGCTTGTGAAAATATGTTTAACTGCATCACTTGCTTCTTTGTGATCCATTTTATCTTTGGTTAGAGAGATTTCTTCGGGTACCCAAAAAAACCCTCTTTGAAGCTCCTCAAATTTAGCAATGCGTGGCTGGCGATATTCTTCAAACCGTTGTACAGTTACTACTCCGTCAAGAAACATTTTTCTTTTTAGATAATTTGTTGGTTTTGATAGATCGTATGATTTTGACATTTATTTTTCTTTACAGTAATCAAAGTGCCATCTGCTCATTGATATAAATCCGCCTTCCTTCTTACAATGCGGACATATTTTATTTGACCTAGGCTTTAATTTCAGTGTTTCCCTTATTTTATTTTTTGTTTCTTCGGTATGTTTAGACGGACCGTTGCCACCATTTGCTTTTTGTGTTTTACTTATCTTTTTTCTATGTTCAATGCTCTTAGGCTGCCGCATACGTTGTTTAGTTATCTCTGATTTAGGTTTTCCTTTTGTAGAAAGAGTTTTACCAAATACTGAAAATATTCGTTTGCTTTTTTCCAGATCAAAATACCTACTGTTTAAACATAACACATTATTGATATTTTCTCTAATGATATTTTGTTCAAATCTAAAACATTCATCAGTATCAACATCTGTAAATATTATTTTATATTCAAAAGATTCGTCACCGTATTGTTTTCTTAATTCTAAAACTTTTTTTGAAGAAGTAAAATAGTGTTTCCATAAATCTTGTTCAGGTTGCATATTCTTTGTGATATGTTTGTAACGAGAACCGTAATAAAATTTACCTGTCGGTATGTGTTTAATATAATAGACATAGGCAGGAATAATATTCATAATCTAGAGCTTACAGGCCTCACAAGACTCGTCATCCTCGTATATTGTAACAGGTTCACCAGCCAAAGGACTAACAGTTTGGCTAGATCCGTTTACCTGTGTGCCAGTTACTGATGATTTCGCACCAACCTTATTAATAAGGCTGTAATAGATGGTTTTCAATCCCCATTTGTAAGCCAACATTAGGTTTTTGGCAATCATAGTCGCAGGAACTTTATTTCCAGCATAATGTGCAGGATTATAAAATGTGTTGGTACTTAGGCTCTGATCAATGTAAGCGGCTAATACACAGGCTGTTTTTAGATAACCAATGCAGTCGGTTTGGTCCCACATCAATTGATAACGACTCTTTAGACGTCTGTATTCTGGTACAACCTGTACAAAAGATCCAGCTTTTGATTCTTTGACACTAATCAATTCCATTGGCATTTCAATTCCATTAGTACTGTTCAGTACGACAGAGCTAGACTCAACTGGTGCTACAGCCATTAAGGTGGCATTACGTATACCATATTGAATCATCTTTTCGCGTAATGGTTCCCAATCCAGGCTAGGAGTAAAATCAGTTAATTCATCTACTCCAGGGTTACGGCGTTCCCAAGGAAATACTCCTCGACCGTAATAGGTATATTCACTACGCTCACAGGCTCCACGTTCTTCTGCTAGCTCTACGCTGGCTTCGGTTAGATAATAAGCCTGATGTTCCATCCAGCGTTTGACTTCTGCTAATGCATCACTCTGTCCGTATTTCAGATTACGTTTGGCATGCCAGTAGGCTAGATTGGTAATACCAATACCCAATGGTTCAAATTCGTTATTTGCCAATTTACTCTGTATGCTCAAGAAGTCTTGATAGTTTAGCAGATTACTTAGGCTACGGACTAGCATACGGCTAGCTTTACGCATATCTTGTGGATTCTTAAACGCACCCCAATTTATACTGCCGAGAGTACACAGAGCGATCCTGCCCTCTGGATCTTCGATGCGTTGGAAGGGCTTCGTAGGCAAAAGTATCTCTTGGCATAGATTCGATTGATATATAGGATCTGTGGTAGTATCAAAAGGTCCTTGCGAGATAACGTTGTCAATGTTGACAAGATATATACGCCCTGTATCAGTCCTTTCTTTAAGGATACCATTTTTAAATACCTCATCTGCCGATAAAACTTTCTTTTTAATCGTTGGATGTTTTTCATAGTTTAGATACAGTCTTTCAAACTCGGCACTATCTCTATAGTATGCCTGATATAGGTCTGGGACTTCATGTGGATCAAATAGAGTAATGGTCTCGCCTTTCTTATAACGATTCCAAAACATTTTATTAACAACTACAGAATAATCCATTTGACGCACACGTACTTCTTCCGTACCTTGGTTGTTCTTTAGTACTATCAAATCCTCAAATTGTGCGTGCCAGACTGGGAATGTAACTGTACAGCTGGCATTACGGATACCACCTTGGCTACAGCTACGTAGATCAGCGAACCATTTCTTTAAGAATGGTATCATACCTGTGTGTTTGATTTCACCATTACGGATAGGACTACCTAATGGGCGTATGCGTCCAATCTCTAAACCAATGCCTGCTCGTTTGCTGGCATATTTGGCCATCATTTCTCCTGCGGCAAAAATGCTGTCAAGAGTATCATCACTAGTAATAAGCACGCAAGAGCTAAACTGCTTAGTAGTAGTACCAAGCCCAGCCAGCACAGGAGTAGCAAGAGTGAAATGTCCATCACTAGCACATTCATAATATTCTTTAACATACTTCAACCTTTTATCTTTTGGTTCGTTATGGAATGCTGTGGCAGCCGCTACTGCATATCTTACCTGAGGTGTTTCATATATCTGTCCGGTGGCACGATTTTGTACCAAATACTTTTCTGATAGTTGTGCTATGGCCGCATAAGTGTAGGTCTCATCCTTAGCGTGATCGATGAATAGATCGATGATGTCCCATTCGTCTTTGGTATACCATTCTAACAGCTCAGGAGTATACAATCCTGCTTCTATATTTTTTACAACTATATCATATAGTTTCGGTGGTTCATAGGCACCATATATTTCTTTTCGTAGCATAGACACTTTTTGCCTACCTGCTACATATTGATAATTTACATTGTTAATTTCCGGGTTCTCTGATTCATCTATCAGATCAACCATGGCCTTCAGTAATAGTTCATCGATGGTCTTTGTAGTCATACCATCATGTATCTCTATCTGTGCCTTAATCTCTATCATAGAAGGACTTACTCCATCTATACCTCTGCACGCATGTGCTACCTGTCTCTGTATTTTACTAATGTCTATTGGAACTCTCTCGCCGTTGCGTTTAACAACTGTGATCATAGTGCACCTTTTCTTTCTTATTTTTGTTGCTCAGGAAGATATTTACCTAGGTCTTGCTAGCTCGACCAGGTTTTCTATGAAAAACGAATCATCAATATCTTGGGCTTTAATGACCTTCGACCTATCATAATTGAGTACATACTGATCATCTACGTATACTAGATTATATACTTTAGTCCTGTCTTGGTCAACTTGTATCCTTACTTCTACCTTGCTGTCTCGGTATCTATCTACCAGCTTGATGGTATAACCTATCATTATAGCGACAGTTAAATCATCGTATTGGCCTTCTGCTATTATCTGCCAAGGGTTTGGCCAACTGGCTGGATAATATGGATCTATATTATGATTGAATTGGATTAATCTAAAACCATTCCAATAATCTGCGATTTCTTCTAATGGATTGGCACTATCGGCAAGGCTATTCCTAAACTTGACCCAATCGTCGAGTTGTACTTCTACTTCTGTGTATTGCATTTAACCTAGATAACTGTATTGATATTCGATAGTTCCGATAGAACTGCTTATGTATGAAATTTTTACTACATTAGTAGCTGTAAACAACTGTGCTGAAAATGTTATAGCACCATCATTGCTACCAATGTAAGTATAGTTATCAGTTATAGATGTCTGGTTCAATATTCCGACATTAACTGTTAGATCACCTCTGCGTGTGACTGCTATGTTAGGCATAGTGGCTATGTACTGTAACTTAATAGTTTGGTCATTGCCTGCATAAGGAACCCTTGCTAGTACCGTTGGTGAGTTTGTTACTAGATTACTGGATGAGGAAACATTTGATGTCACTAGTGTTTTTCCTGCTACAGATTGTACATAGTTATATGTATCTGAGCTATTTTGTTGTAGATAAAAATCTCGAGTAAATTTATTTTCAACAGATACGTTGCTAGGGCTTAAAAAATTTATTACAGGAGTAATAGCATTATTTTCACCTAGATTATTATTTCCAACTTCAACAAATGAATTGTTAGCCACTGTGTGGTATAATGATCCTTGACCTACTAGAACACCTTCATTATATATAGTATCAAAATTATTATTGATGATTCTCGATCTTGTTGGACCTGTGTTATTTCCCAGACTCCAAGAAATTCCACGATTACATAAAGTAAAAATATTATTGTTTATAACAATACTATCTCCGTCATAATCTGATTTGATTCCATGTTTAAGGCCTGTAAATACACAGTTTTGTATAGATACATTAGTAGGTTGGTATATTCCGTAATTCCTTAGTTCAATACCAGCATAGGTATCCGGACCTAATTGGCTACTAGATAATGGGATTCCTGTAGAACCGTAAGCACCTTGGAATTTACAGTTATCTATAACACAATCAACTGCACAGTCAACGCTGATTAGAGGATCTCTAGCAAATCCTATTCCGCCATAGTTAAATGTGATTCCTCTTAACTCTATGTTTCTAGGGTAGGCACTAGTGATCCCTTGATTTTCAATGATTCGATAATTTCCGGGTGTACTAGATCCATCACAGAATTTTATTATATTGTTAGTAGATGTAGTACTAATTATAGTTTTATCAGGACCATCTCCCACTAGCGTAACATATGGAGGAAGATATATAGTTCCATCTACATAATAGTTTCCTGCAGGAAGGCGTAGTGGTTTTCTGCTAACTGCTGATGACTGATCGTAATTTAGATACAATTGATCGATAGCATATTGCAAAGCGGTAGTGTTAGTAGTAGCAACATTAGTGGCTCCATTACCTACACATCCAAAATCAATAGCATTAACAAAGTCATCTAACTTTGCTATTAGTGTTCTTGTAACAGGACTAGGCCCTGTAGAAATAGGAACATCGACTATAGTAGTAGGGTTACCATTGGGTAACTTGGCACCATAACTCGTACCGTAAATATACTGTAGGCCGGTGTTGAAAAGATTAGTAATATTGTGTTCGGTAATAATCTGTGTATTACCTATTTCGGGAGCACCCTCTGCTAATGATCCGTTTCCTATATACAATTCTTGTGCATCTATAGCCCAACCAAATTCACCACTGTCTAACTGAGGCATTCCAACTTCATTGAGTTGTCCTCTGCGTACCTGTATCTTAGCAATCTCTATAACGGCCATATAATATCCCCTAGTAAGATATTTATCTCACTGGGTTAGCATTTGTTTTAGGCCCTGCATTCCCGTAGTATAATATTCTTCTACTTTGTTTAACCAAGCATCTTGCCAGCGATTAAAATCAGCAGGCCACAGATCAAACTGCTGATATTGTAAATCTCTACTACACATAAAGATATGTCCTTCTCGGATATCAGTACCATATACTTCATTATGTGCTAATATATAAGCCACCAACTGCATAAAGTAATCATCAACCCATTCAGCTTTCTTAGGTTTATTAGTCTGTTTATAATCACATACACTGGGATTACCTTTATAAACAGCGACCAAATCTGTTGTTCCGCTGTATAGTCCCGGAAAATACAGACTCTGTTCCATGGCCCAAACTTCGTCTACATCCTTCAAGCCATTCTCAATGATTTGATCAGCCATTTTATTAGCCTGTACATGTACTACATTGTTTCCGGGCTGGCGTTGTTCGCCTATTAAAAAACGTTCTAGGTTACTATGCATAGCTGTACCAACTCCGGCAGCCTCTGTAGTAATACGTTGTGCGTTTTCTACACCAACACGTTGCTTCCATTCATTCAAATGGGTCATGTCTTTAGTGGCACTTAGGATAGTAGTGACGGATGGTAATTTCTCTCCGTCGGGAGTTAGATAAACACGTTTACGTGTTACTGGATCATTTATCTGTTTACAATTTTTATATTGGAACCGTTCGATGAACGGGGGTGGAGTATATGTCATACTTCAATATACTACAATTTTATTATTTTGTCAACTGAAATCTGGATTATAATTAGCACCAGATTTAGCCATCGCATCGATGCCTTTACCACCAGAGGCAGCAGGTGCTACTTCTTTTTCACGTTCTTCGGCTGTCTTCAAAGTAATCACGTCAGCGGCATTGCTACTAGGATCTTCACCGGATGGTGAAGGATCTTGGATTAGTTTTTTCAATTCATCGCTGTTATCGTAAAGTTGCTTAAGGCTTTCTTTGGTTAAGCCAGGATGACCCATCATGTTCATTAGGTGTTCTAATGCAGGATAGGTTAATGTCTGTGAACCCTTATCACGACTGACGCTGTCAGTGCGACCGACTTGTTGTCTTAGTAAGAGAACAAGGTCTTGCGTGATATTGCTCTCTACTTCGAATAATCTCATTTCTTTTGGCTTAGGATGTTCATTAAGTCGTGTGACTCAGCGATTTTCTTTTTAACGAATTCACGTCTAAGGCTTTCACGCATTTCACGTCCACTAGTTTCCATACCACCTGCGGCAGCATCACTAGCACCAAATTCGTCACCGCCCATATCTGGGTTCATGGTATCAGCATTACCACCGCCTGACATATCAGGAACTTCGCCGCCGCCCATACCGCCCATCATATCTGTGTCAGTAGCTTCGCCTGCCAATACAGCAACTGCGTGGCTAATAGCTTCACGTTGTTGTGTCATCGTTTCTAGTGTGGCTTGCAGTGCTGGTGCCACTGCCTGTTTA